AGATGGTGGTACTCAATATGGTACACTAACTAACAGTTCAAGTAATTTACTTATTAAATCAGGATCAACAACTGCTGCAACTTTTAGTGGAGCTAACGTAACCTTTGCAGGAACAATTGGATCAGGAGCAGTTACATCAACTGGTATTGTTACAGGTACAGGATTTACCGCAGGCTCTGCAGTTCTTGCAGAAGCAGAATTAGAATTATTAGATGGTCTAACAGCAGGTACAGCTATTGCCTCTAAAGTGGTTACAACAGATTCAAGTATAGATACAACAGGACAAAGAAATTTAACAATCTCTGGTGAGTTAGACGCTGCAACATTAGATATATCAGGTAACGCAGATATAGACGGAACTACAAATTTAGATGCTGTTGATATTGATGGTGCTGTACAAATAGATGGTGCAGTTACAGTCGGTGTCGATGACACAGGATTAGATGTAAAATTATTCGGTGCTGCTGCTGGTGCATATGGACTATACGATCAGTCAGAAAATGCATTTGAAGTACGAGGAGCAACTGCAGCAGGTGCTGGTTTATTAAAACTTACAACCGGTGAACTGACTGTTGTTGATGCAGATAAATTAGGAAGAATAGATTTTCAAGCTCCTTTAGAATCTGATGGTACAGACGCTGTTGCAATAGCAGCTTCAATATGGGCAGAAGCAGATGATACCTTTAGTACTTCTGTTAATAATACAGATTTAGTATTTGCGTTAGGCAAATCAGAAGCAGCTGCTGAGAAATTCAGATTTACAGCCGATAATGAAATAGGAATTGCAGGTGCCAATTATGGTACCGATGGTCAAGTATTAACTTCTGGTGGTGCAGGTGCAGCTGTAGCATGGGAAACAGTAGCTGGTGGTCTTACTGGAAAAGTAGAAGGAACAAATTTTGTAGACAGTTTAATAGTAGGTCATTCAACAACAGGAACTTTAGATAATGCTTTAAGAAACACTATAGTTGGTATTGATGCTGGAGATGCAACAACTACTGCAGATGATAATACTATAGTTGGTTATCAAGCTGGAACAGCTATTACGTCTGGAGGCTTTAATGTTTTAGTTGGAAAAAATGCTGGTGCAACTGACAGCACAGGATATGGCAATACAGGTGTTGGAAAAGATTCACTATATACTGGTAATTCTAATTATAATACTGCTCTAGGTCATCAAGCGTCATATTATACTACTGGAACTTTGAACGTAGCTATTGGAGCTGGTGCAGGAGCAGGATCAACCAGTGCTTCATCTAGTTATAATACTTTTATTGGAAAAGATGCTGGAAACGCAATTACTACAGGTGGATATAATGTAGTGGTTGGTTATGATGGTGGAGATAATCTTACTACAGGTTCTGGAAATATTCTTCTTGGAACAGGAGATTTTGCAGCAGCAGATTCAGCAAGAACTTTAAAAATAGTTTCTTATGATGGAACAACAACTATTAATCACTTATCCGGAGACTCAAGCGGAATACTATCAATTGGCGGTAACGCTGCTTCTCAGGCAATATTAAAATTTTACGAAGACTCGGACAATGGTTCGAATTACATAGCGATACAATCGCCGGCAGCCAATGTTGCTGGAGCTGATTATACTTTAACACTTCCAGAACTTACTGCTGAGTTAGTACCAGGTAAATTTGAAGGAACAGATTTTGCAAATAGTTTAATGGTAGGTCATGCAACAACAGGATCTGGTGATTCTCAGAGTGATACTGGAGTTGGTATCGAAGCTTTAGATGCACTTACTACAGGAGGTAATTGCGTAGCTGTTGGTTACAGAGCTGGAACAGCTATTAGTTCTGGAGTCATGAATACTGCAATTGGATCAAATGCGTTAAAATCTCTTACTACAAGTAGCAATAATACTGGTATTGGAGCTTATGCTTTAACAGTTGTAACAGGGGGTAATAATACAGCAATGGGACAGGACGCTTTAAAAGCTGTAACTAGCGGTGCTTATAATATAGGTATTGGTAGAGATTCTGGAGACAATTTAATAGATGGATCGGGAAATATAATTATTGGAAGTGCTGATACTGCTGCTACCGATTCTGCAAGAACATTAAAAATAACTTCTTATGATGGTTCAACTACTACCAATCACATGATAGGTGATTCAAGTGGGAACCAGATTTTTGCAGGAACAGCAACAGCAGCAGGTGGACAATTAACAACAACAGGAAAAGCTCTAGTCATGGGGTTTTAATTAATAGGAGAAAAATAATATGGCAAGTGAAGTATTGAAAGTATCGCACACCGCTGGAGTTACAAACTCGGAAAGTGTTTTGATTAATGGAGTAAGTGGACACACTTATACTGTTTTATCAATTACGATTTGTGAAACTGCTGGTGCGGCTGAAACAGTAGATTTGTTCATTCAAGATGATGGTGGTGCTGATGATTATGAAATTCTTTCCGATCAAGCTATTGGTGCTAACGAAACTTTTGAATTTACAGGTCGAATTGTTTTAGAAGATACAGATCATTTAACTGCTATAACTGCATCATCAGCAAATGTTGATATAGTTGTTAGCTATTTAGATCAAACAAGATAAGGAGAATAAAATTATGAGTGGAATAATAAGCGATAATCAAGGTCGATCTTCAGGATTGGTCAAAGCGGCGGCGGCGGCTGGTGGTGGACTGTTACAAATTAAACAAGCAGTTAAAACTGATGTCGTAACATCATATAGCACTGAAGCATACGCAGATGTTACTGGTATGACTGTGGACATTACACCGACTTTATCTACATCAAAAATATTAGTTCTTTTTACTATAAACATAGGTTGTTTTACCTCAGGTGGAGCTGGACCTACAGTACGATTGGTGAGAGATACTACGCCTATTTGCGTATCGACCGATGCTACTACCATAGGTGCAAGTAGAGTAAATGCTTCCTTCTCATCAGTTTGGGCAGGAATTGCCGCAGGACACGTGCAATCAATTAGTCACCAATTTATTGATGCTCCAGCGACAACTTCGGCAACGACATATAAACTTCAATGGTATACTGAAAGTGGTTATTCTATTGCACTTAACTATGCTAGCACAACCAACGCTTCTAGACTGGGTAATTCTGCAAGTACTATAACGGCAATAGAATTAGCAGTAGGAGTACTATAATTATGACTGATATAACACAATCAATAATAGCAATTAATCCTAATACAAGTTTTACCGTAGACGGTGATAGTGTTGATAAAATAACTTGGTATGATGGTAATCCAACCAACATTACTAGAGCACAGATTTTAGCAAAACAGGTAGAACTTAAAGCTGACTATGATGCTAAAGAATATCAAAGAGATAGAGAGTTTCAATATCCAAGTTGGCAAGACCAAATGGATATGATGTGGCATGATAAAAAAGATGGCACATCAACTTGGGAAGAGGCAGTTCAAGCTGTAAAAGACGCACATCCAAAACCGTAATAAAAGAGAAGGATATAATGTTGATAATGATGCTCTTACATCAAATACAAATGCCGTAGAAGCTACAACCGATATGATTGATATACTTTCAAATGGTTTTAAATGCAGAATTGCAACCGATCCAAATGTCGCTGAAACATACATCTACATGGCAGTCGCAGAAGCACCTTTTGTAAATTCAAATGGTGTACCTTGTAACGCGAGATAATTATGCTACAAAAAATTAACATTGCACCAGGATTCAATAAGCAAGTAACCGCAACCGGTGGCGAAGGCCAGTGGGTCGGTGGAGATTATGTCCGTTTCAGATACGGAACTCCTGAAAAGATAGGAGGCTGGGCACAATTAGGAGACAGCACTTTAACAGGAAGAAATACTGCCTTACACCATTTTGTCAATGCCAGCGGAATAAAGTACGCGGCTCTTGGAACTAACCGATTTTTATACGTCTATTCTGGAGGTGCTTTTTATGATATAACACCTATTAAAGCTACAACAACTTTAACCAGTGCTTTTACAACAACCAATGGCGATGCAACTATTACGCTCACGTTTTCAAGCGATCACAACATTACTAAGTACGATATTGTTCGTCTTGATAATTTTAGCACTATCACCGGTTCTGATTTTGGTTCTAGTGACTTTGACGATACTAATTTCATGGTCACAACCGTACCCACGTCCACAACTATCACCCTCGAAATGGGATCAGCGGAAAGTGGAGCAGGAGCATCCACATCAGGCGGAATAAGAGTTCAGCATTTTTATTCTATTGGTCCTGCTGTTGAAGAATCAGCAGCTGGATGGGGACTAGGACTTTGGGGTGGTACTGTTGCCGGAGAAATTACATCCACGTTAGATGGAGCTTTAACGAGTGGTTCTTCAAGTATTGTTCTAGCAGATTCAGGTTCGATGCCTGCTTCAGGAACAGTTTTAATAGACAGCGAGCGTATTGCCTATACAACGAATACCACAGGAACAGAAACTTTATCAGGATTAACACGAGGAACCGATAATACAACAGCAGCTTCTCACTCGGATGGAGCAACGGTTTATGACGCATCGGATTATACGAAATGGGGTGCATCGCAAACAGGTGATATTATAACGGCTCCTGGTCTATGGCACTTGGATAATTTTGGAAATAAATTGATTGCAACGATTGTAGACGGTGCAACGTTTGAATGGAATTCAGATGCAACAGGTGCAACATCAACAAGAGCAACGATTGTTGCCAATGCTCCAACGGCTACAAGACAGACTTTGGTATCCACACCCGACAGGCACTTACTTTTCTTTGGAACAGAAACAACCATTGGAACAACATCCACACAGGATGATATGTATATAAGATGGTCGGATCAGGAAAGTATTGATGCTTCAACTTCATACGCTCCTTCAGCAACCAATACGGCTGGTACACAAAGACTGGCTGATGGA